CTTAAAAGAAGTCATGGCTGAGCCAGCCGCTGCAACAACTCCGGAAGTCAGCACGAAGCTGGGCCCTTCTAGTTCTACGTCTGACATCCAAGCAAAAACATTGATAGTCGCAACACCACCTGTCAGCGTCTGAGCAACCTTCAAAGGCACGGCTGTCACGAAAACCAAAGAACCAAATTGGTACAACTCCATGCTATTGGCAGAGTAAGTATTGTCCACGTAAGGTAAAGACCTAAGCTCAATGAATTCCTTGGGGTACAAAAATGGAATGTTAAAATCCAAGGAATTACAATCCTGAGGATATAGAAAACCATTAAGCCTCTGGGTAACTCTCATCAAAGCACTATCATCCGATTTTGCCATTGTAGTATAAGCAGATAAACTGCCTCCTGAGAAAGATCTCAGACAATCATAATTAACAATAGAATCCGGATTGGTAGTTGAGCTATTCCCATATTCAGTAGTCAAAGGAGCCCACGAAACATTGATAGCACCAAAATGAAAAGGAGATGCGTTCAATTCTAATTTCAAATGTAAATTGCCTCTTATCTTTGAATATCCTTTGATTTTATCCCAATTTGATGTAATGGTAGGGTCAAATAGTTGGGCCAAGGGGGAAATCGAAGTGTTAATAGATCCCCCCTCAATCCATGGTAAAGTTTGAATCAATTGGGGTCTGGAAAACCATGGTGTTATTGTGGAATCCACCCCCTTTGTAATAGGAACTATATTAGTCCCCGAGTCAATAATGTCCTGTTCAGGATCTTGAAAGTCGATAATTTGATCAGCAGTACTATTTATAAAATTGGCTCTTGTACTAATCCGCCAAAGTTTGTTTGTTCCTAAGTATACCACTCTCAAATTTAGAGGTTTGCTCACGGTAGTTTCTTGTTGGATCCTCTCACACTCTCGGAACCGAGCGCTAAGTAACTATCCAACAAAGATTAAGAGGATAAGCAAAGCTTGCCATTAACCAATGCCCAAATTTCATTATCGCCTGGGCTAAGCGAGATTCTGTTCAACCTAAATGGTGTTTTCCGTAACCGGACACCCACCGGTACTTCCTATCATTACTCAGGACCCCCCACCGGGGCCCGCCCAGAGCGATAATACTCCGGTTCCCAATTCTCATAATCCCCAGGACCATAAACAACTGAGAAATAATCGTACGCTCCAAGTGAATGATCCCAATCATCCCCAGCCGTTTCTGTTGCTGGAATCAATGGTAAAAAGCCGGCCCCGTGAGGTTGACTTAAATCCCAATCTCTCCAAAGCCGTACATACACCGAATCGCAAGCCGAATACCATGATTGGAATGAATGATATGCTCCCGTAGCTTCAGGCCACTGGGCAACATGGG